CCCCGGTGATGGAGACGACGGCCCGGTCGTAGGTCTCGCCCGGCCCCGCGGTGATCGCCGCGAAGTACGGGGTCCACACGGAGTTGATGGCTGTTTGTGTGACGGTGGCGACCCGCTCGGCCCCGGTCACGCTGTTGCGGAGGCGGAGCTGGATCGTGGCCGCGTACGGGGTGCGGAGCCATGCCGAGACTGTGGCGGTCTGCTCCGCGGTGATGGTCGCGCCGAGGGTGTAGGTGATGCCGCTCGTTGACAGGGCGGTCGTGCCCGGGGTGACGACCTGCCGCCATAGTCCCGGCTGCCCAGACCCCGACGTGCGGACCCGGGTTACACCCGTTGCACCAGGGTCGTACGGCTCGGTGAAAGCGGTGTCGACCTCCATCGACGGGTTCATCACCAGGTTCGTGACGGTGGTGCCGGCGTACGCCAGCGGATACGTGCGGCCGGCCGCCGGGGAGTACGACTTGGTGGAGGCGCTGTGCTCTTCGAGGGAGTACAGGTACGGGTCGGCGCAGTACACCTCAAGGGCTGCGGTCCCGGTGCGCCACAGGTGCTCGGCGTCGTACGGGATCGACCGGCGGCGGACCTTGCCGTACACCAGCGTGTCCTGGTCCAGAAGCTGGAGCGGGGCGGGCTGCTGCTGCGGCTGCGTTGCCGCGCGCAGTGCCAGCGTCAGGGCCCGGAGTTCGTCGGGGCTGTCCGCGCGCAGGCCGAGGCCGAGCTGAATCACGCGGGGCCCGCTGTAGTCGGGGCCGGTGTAGTCGCCGTGCTGGCCGGGCCGCTCCATGTCCTCGGACCGGATATCGGGCATGTCGTCCAGGCCCTCGATGGCGGTGACGTGGTACCGGGACCCGGGGCCGAAGGTGAGGTCGCCCCACTGAATGCGGCCGATTCGCTGCTGTGCCACAGGTCAGCCCTTCCTTCCGGCGACGAGGCCACGCCAGGACAGTTCGTGGACCAGCTCGGCCGGCGTGGCCCGTGTGCCGTGCATGGCGATGTTGTAGGTGTCGCCGCCGCCGCCCTGCGTGCCCGCGTATGCGGCGGTCAGGGCCCCGGGGGCGGGGATGCTCGGGCGGACCGACGCGACGTTCTGAGCGGCGCTCACAGCCGCGTTGGCCACCGACGCGGCGGAGCGGGCCACCTTGCCGCGCATCGCCTCGAAGCCCTGCGGCATACCGGCCATGGCCATCTCACCGACCGCGCGGAGCTTCCGGCTCGGCGAGTGCATGTCCAGCGCCTTGCGGATGGCCTTGATCATCGCCGTGGCGATGCGTGTCATCTGCTTCTCGATGGCGCCCTGCTGCTTCTTCAGCCCATCCACCAGCCCCTGGGCCGCCTTCACCCCGGAGTCGTACAGGGCGCCCGCCACGGAGTTGCCCGTGGACGTGGCCGCCGAGACAAGCTGCCCCTGCAACGCGTTGATCTTCGCCAGCTCGGCAGGGGTCGCCTTGGCCAGAGCAGCAGCTGTAGCCGCGCCCCCGTCAACACCAGCCGCGGCAATGTCACCGAGGAGGTCGCCCCGCAGCCCGGCCTTCTTCAGCGCGGCCAGGTTCGCGCCGAACGCCTTGGCCTTGGCCGCGGCCTGCTGGAGCCCGATGGTGATGGCGGCCACGCTGTTGACGACGGTGCCGCCGGAGGTGATGTTCGCGTCGCCGAGAATCCCGTCCCGGATGTCCGCCGCGGCCTTGGTGCGGGCCTTGATCGCGTCGTCCAACTTCTTCTGCGCGGCCTTCAGCCGGGTGGCGATCTTGTCGCGGGTGGCGGCCAGGCCCAGCAGCGCCTTGTTGTCGCGGCCGACACGGGACAGCAGAGACCCGAGCCCGGACACCTTGGACCGGTTGCTCTTGTTGACCGAGATGGCCCGCTCGATCAGGTTCGTCACCGAGCCCAGCTTCGACTTCAGCGACGACGTCGAGGCGTCAATCCCATCGATCAGGCCCCGGATGATGCTCTTGCCCGCCGGGGTCAGGAGTGTGGCGTCCCGGCGCTTCGGACCCTTCCAGTCCGGGATCGACGCGGTGAGTTCCTGGAGCTTGGACCGCACCTCGTAGATCTTCGAGTTGATCCCGTTGAGCAGGCCCTGGATGATCTGCGCGCCGGCCGAGCGGAGGATGCCGGTCGCGTCGCCGAACGCACCGCGGATCTCCCCGGGGAGCGCAGCCAGTTTCGCGGTGGCCTGGGACCGGAGCTCGCCCATTTTCTGGACGAAAGCATCGCGCATCTCGACGCCCTTCGACCGGACCCGCGCGGCCAGGTCCCCCACGGCTTTCGTCGCGTTGGACACCAGGGTGTAGAAGGCCCTGGACACCAGGTCTCGGGCGTTCTCGGCGGCATCGGTGAAGTACCCGGCGGCGCCGCTCATGTCGCCCCGCAGAAGGGCAGCGAAACCCTTCAGCATGGGGATCACGGTGCCCTCGATGAGCTGCGCAAAGAAGCTCAGGGCCTGGGAGAGGAGGGTCACGGCGCCAACGAGGACCGGGCCGATTGCCGGGAGTACTTCCGCCAGGAATTTCCCGGCCAGTTCGGTCAGGATCACGCCGAGCGGGGCGAGCTGGATCAGCAGGTCAGCGAAGCTGGTGGCCAGCTGCGTCAATCCGGGCGTGAGCTGGACGAGGATGTCGGCGAGGAGCGGGAAGATCTGCGCTGCCAGCTCGACGAAGGGCGGCAGGATCTTTTCGAGGATGGGGCCCAAGCTCGCGAGGAGCGGCACGAGCGCTGCGGCGACGTTCTCGGCGACGGCGGCGATGACGGGCGCCAGCTGGACGAACACTGCCGAGAGGGAATCGAAGAGCGGCACGAGCGCGGGCAGTACGGCGGCGATCAGCTGGCCGCCCAGCTCGATCAGCGGCAGCAGCGCCACCACCAGGTCACCGAACGCCCCGGCGGCGGACTCCAGGACCGGGCCGAGGGCGGTCATCACCTGGCCGAGCGCGTCGCCCAGTACCCGCACCAGCTGCTGCGCTGGTCCGGCGAGCCGCTCGATGACCGGGCCGAGGATGCTCAGGGCCTGGCCGAGGAGCGGGCCGACCGTGGACGCGACGACGCCCATGGTCTGCGACAGGGCGGCCAGCGCCCGCTGGAACCCTGCGCTGGCGGTGGCCTCACGAAGCGACCCGGTGATGGTCTCCAGGGTGGAGAACAGCCCCTGCCCCTGCGAGGTGAGCCCACCGAAGACGTTGCCGAGGATGCCACCCACGTTGCCCATGACGCGGCCAAGCTGGGCGAACAGGTCGATGGCCTGCTCGATCGCCCGCTCCATGCCCCCGGACTCGAACGACGCGGTGAGCTTTGCGGACAGCCGGTCCAAGGCGCCGGCCCCGGCCTCCGAGAGGCGCTGGAACGCGGGCGCCGCGGCAGCACCGATCTGGCCGAGCGCGGTGACGACCTGGCCGGGTGCCTCGCGGAACGCGGCGAGTCCGGCGGTGGCGCCCTTCAGCGCGGTGCCGAGGGTGCCGTCCTGGGCGAGGCCGCGGGCGGCGGTGAACACGCCGGTGGCCATCTGGTTCAGGGTGGTGGCCGTGGAGTTGAGGGCGGTGCGGAGCTCGGGCAGTGCGGCCTTGGCCGTGGTGCGGAGCTGGGTGTCGAGCCCCTCGAAGACCTTGTCCTGCACCGTTTTGCGGATCTTGTCGAGTGCGGGCTGCGCCTTGCGGATCTCCTCGACGAAGCTGCGCGCGTTCGGGCTGAGCTTCTTCAGTGCCTCCGCATACGCCTCCGGGTCGGACGGGTCCAGCGCAGCCTTGGCCGCATCCCCCACCCCCGACATGGCGAGCTTGAGTGTGCCCGCGGCCAGCCCGATGGCCAGGACCCCGGACACGGCCAGCGCCGCCGCCGGAGCCAACTGCGCCAGCGCCGTAGCCAGCCCAGCAATCAGCGGCACCAGCGACCCGATCGCAGCACCCGCCGCCGCGAAAGGCACCGCAAGGCGGGACAGGCCACCGATCAGGCTCCCGACCCGGGCCATGCCAGCCGACAACCGTGACAGGTCCAGCCGGTCCAGCTCGGCACGGACACCGCCGACAAGCTGCCGGATCTGCCGCCTGCTCTCCGTCTGTGCGCGCCGCAGCCCCGCAAAGAGTTCAGTGAGGTCGAGGCGTACGCGTCCGGTGAGATCCGGGTCATCGGCCATGGGTGGTGGTCACCTCCTGTCACATTGCGGCGAGACTGAGCAGCCCTGGCCCGGTGTCGGCGGGTTGCTGGGCGCCGGCCGTGCCCGCTGCGTGGCGGTGCTGGTCGGCGAGGGCGAGGAGCTGGGCCAGCGTCAAACGCCAGAAGGCGTCATCTGTGCGGTGGAGGGTGACGGTGCCGAGGTAGTAGAGCTCGTCCCACGGAAGGTTTCCGGGAGCTCCAGGTCCGTGATGGGCCCCGCCGGGGCCACCTCTTCCCCCTGCGGGAACGCCTCCGCGAACGCCGCGGACAGGGCATCGATGGCGGGTTCCAGCTGCGCGAGGTCCAGGAGGTGGCCGAGCTCCATGCGGTCGGCCTGGCGGACGTACCGGATGCCGGTGATCTCCCGCACGTCCCGGGACGTCTTGCGGCCGTCGGGGTGCTCGGTCCGTTCGGTCACGGTGCGCTCGGTGCGGTGCTGCACGAACCCGGAGCCGAGGAGTCCGGCGCCGAGGATTTCCAGGAGGCTACCGATCATCGGCCGGTCCATGCCGGTGCTGCTGGACTCGATGTCACCGAACGCGCTCAGGATGCCGTCGATGCTGCCGTACCGCTCTTCGAGGGTGGCGAGGGACGCGAGGCTGTACCGCACGGTGGCGGTGCTGCCGTCGGAGAAGGTGACGGTCCGGCCGCGTGCGGTCAGGGGTGCGGGGCTGGTCATGCGGGGCTCCTGGGTGAGTGCCGGGTTTCGGCCTACGGGGAGGAAGGGGCCGGGCGGGCTGCGGCGTAGGTGAAGGTTTCCGCGCGCCCGCCCGGAGATCAGGCGATGGCGGTGGCGGTCTCGTTGAGGACGATCGACAGCCACTTGCCGTTGGAGAGGAGCGGGTCCGCGTCGGCGGTGAAGCTGGCGATGCGGTAGTCCTCCTCGGCGAACCCAAGGTCAGGGAACGCCGACAGGCTGAGCTTGTGGAGGATGACGTGCATGTCGCCGCCGACCACGTCGACACCGTTCGGCGGGGTCACCCCTTCGAGCTTGAACGGGGGCATCGTCGCGGTGTCGCCGTTCAGGTCCCATGAGGACTTCTGCGCCGGGGTCGTGCCCGAGTCGGTGACGGTCCCGCCGAGGATCGCGGTGAGGACGTCCAGGCTGACCTTGGCGTGGGTGACGGCGACCTGAATGTTTGTGATCGCGCTGTTGGTGGCCAGCTTCGTGTTGTCGCCGCGGAGCTGCTTGACCTCCACCTCCCCGGAGATCTCGAACGACTTGATGCCGGGGACGTCGATGAGCGCCCCGTAGGTGGGCGTGCCCGTCGACGGGTCGGTGGTGAGCGGCGCGATCTTCGCGTCCTTGATCCCGTACACACGGGTGAAGCGCTGCAACGGCATGAGTGTCAGTCCTTCCAGGTGCCGGGGTTCGGCCCGGACGGGTGGGTGTGATCGGGTTCGAACGGTCGCGGAGCGGCGGTATCAGTCGGGGGTGTCTCCGGTTCGGGCTCCGGCGGCAGCACCACCACTGCACCCGGGATGAGCGCGGCCAGAGGCTCACCACCGGGGCCGGCGCCCTGCGGGGGGATCACCCCGTCCACGAGCCACCAGGTGACACCGGGGCGGCCGGGGGTTTCGTAGACGACGACGGCCCCGTCGGTGACACCAGCAGCCGGGGCGATACGGACCAGGACCGCGTCAGGGGCGGGCGGCCAGTCCGGGCCGAGGTAGGCGAGGACGTCCTCGCGGGGCAGGGCGATCAGGGTGACGTCGGTCATGCCGGGGTCACCTCCTCGGCAAGGAGGGTCCGGTGGATTTCCACGGTGATCGAGGACCGGACGCGGTTGTCCTGGATGGGGAACCGGTCCAGGTCGACGACGCGAACCGCGGTGACCTTCGCTGGGTGCGCGGGCAGCGCATGCCCATGCAGGGCGTGGGCGATGGACTCGGCCAGCCCGTATCGCTCGACAGCGCGCGCGGTGCCTGCGGTGGCCTTGGTGCGGGCGGTCTCGATCAGGTCGACAGCCACCTTCTCCACGATGGTGAGTTCGGCCTCCGGGTCCCCGAAGTCCCCGTTCGCGGTGTCCAATCCGGTACTGAGCGCTTCGGTGACGACGACGAACGGCGGGGCCTGGCCCTCGCGCGGCCCGTCGCGGAACACCGGAACCCCGAACGCGAGAGACTCCAACCGCGCCTTGATCGCACCACTCGTCGTGGCCGCCACTACCTCACCCGCCTTCCGGCACGGGCCAGCTCCTCGCGCAGCCACACCTCAGCCATCGCAATAGCCGGGCGCAGGAACGGGTGCGGGGCGGTGCCCGGGTGGTCGACGTACGCCACCGGGTGCGCAGCCCCAGGCCAGTACAGGGCGGCCTTGGTGCGCGGGTAGATACGGTGCGGGGCGGTCCCGTACTCGACGTGCTCGGCGTAGTTCACGTTCGTGCCGACGGTCACGTCGTACGTCCGCCCATGGTCCTCGGACCGGGAGACGATGGAGGAGCGCAGCCGGCCAGTGTCGACCGGGGCCCGGCGCCGCGCCTCGTTCTGGACGCGGGTGCCGGTGCGGTCCGCGGCGCTCTTCGACTCGGTGGAGAGGCGCCCGACCCAGCGGCGGAGGCCGCGCTCGAACTGGCGGGAGTCCATGCTGAACGACCCACTGACGGCCATCAGATGCCCCCGATCAGCGAGTGGCCGCGGTTGAGGTAGCCGACGAGGAGCGCGTCTACCTGCGTGTTGCCGGTGGACGCGGACGGGGGAAGAGGCTCGGCCCCGTCGTCGGTGTCGTTCTCAATGCGGACGTTGTTGCCCTCGTCGTCCACGTCGAGGCCGGGGGCGGCCGTGGTGTCGGCGTCGGACGGGGCGGCCTGCCCCTGGATGTGCGCGGCAAGTAGGGCGCACGCCTGGGCGACCAGGGCGGGCACGGTCGCGTACCCGAACATGCCCTCGATGCGGGCCTGCTCGGCTCCCCACCGGTCGAACAGCCCACGCCACCCGCCGTTGTACGACTCGGCGCCGACGATGAGGTCGTTGTAGCCGCCCCACCGCAGGTGCACCGCGTCCACGCCGCCAAGCACGTCAGCTGACGTCACCCGGTACGCCGACGCCGGGAGACTGGTGCCATCGTCACCGTCGAGGACCGGGGCCACGGAGGTGACCGACCGGACGCGGCGCGGGAGGAGGACCAGCCCCTCCGGCGCCACGTCCGCCACCACCACCAGTGGGGTCGGTTCGAACAGCTGCTGCGTGTAGGAGGTGATCCGCTCCGTGGCAGCGCTGATCCACGCGGCGACCTCGGCATCAGTGCCAGTCACGCCAGCCGCGCGGGCCTGTTCCACGGAGCAGTACGCCATCCGTCAGCCCTGCTCGTTCTGGTCGGCGTTGGCCTCGGCCTGGGCGTCGTCCAGCTCGCGCTTCACACCCTGAGTGATCAGGGCGCCCTTGGCGACGATCTGCCGGGCGTACCCGCCCGGGTGCTTGTTCACCACGGGCCCGGTCGGGCTGCCGGTGCCCGCAGCGTCGAGCGCCCGGAACGCGGCCTCGGGCGCGGTCTGCCCGACGTCCCAGCCGACGCCAGCGTCGTACTCCTGGGTGCGGACCGTGGCCGCCGGGGCGGTCTCGGTTTCCTTGCGTGCAGCCATGTGGCCACTCCTCACGTGAGGTTCGGTCAGGGGGAGGGGGATCAGGTCGCAGCGGCGAACGTGATCCGGACGAACGCCTGCGGGGTGTGCACGGCGACGTTGGCCCGGCGCTCGGCGAGGATGACCAGGGTGTTCGCGGTGAAGTAGTCCGCGTGGGAGTCGGTCATCAGGATCGTTACGCCCTGCCGCTCCCACAGGGTGGCGCCGGTACGGAACCCGCCGAGCAGCGCCGTGCCGGCCGTCATCGCGACGGTGGTCACGACGGTGAGGCCCCACAGGCGGGTCGGGGCACCGGGGTCGGTGACGTTCGCGATGACGCGGAACTGGCCGTTGTTGTCCTCGTCCAGTTCGATGTCTTGCCAGTCCATGGGGTTCATGACGACGGCGGTCGGCGGGTACATCGCCAGCTCGCCCTGCGTCTTCGCCTTGCGGACGGTGATGAGCTTGACGTCCGTGGAACCCACGCCAGGCTGGTAGGAGCCGATGCCAGGGGTGGTGAGGATGCCCTGCATCTCCGTCGACCCATTGCCGGTGAGAATCTCCCGGTCGAGCTTGTACTCCAGGCCGTACGTCAGCCGGCCGTTGATGTAGCCCATCAGCTGGGAGTTGTCGTCGGCGGCCTGCCTCGTGATCGGCACCCAGTGGGCAACGGTCTTGAGGGTGGTGGTGATCAGGTCGAAGGTGAACGGGCCGGACTTCGGCTTGTCGGCACCTTCAGCCACCACGGCGGCCTTGTTCCACGTGGACTGCGGGCCGGACGTGTCCCGCATGTACTCCAGCGTCGTGCCGTCCGACGTCTGCCGGTCCAGGAGGCTGGCCACCAGGAGCGGGAAGTCCGGGTTGTTCGGGATGATTCCCGGTACCCGGGTGTTCTGCTGCGGCTGCGTGCCCGTGGTGACGGTGCCGACCGGGGCGGCCCGGAAGTCCGTGGCGTCCACGGAGAACTGGCCGCGCTTGCCGTTGCCCCGGAAGGTCTCCAGCGCCTTGGACCGGACGAACGCCTCGGCGGCGGACACGGGGTGCTGGCGCCCCTGGTCGTCGGGCTGCATGCCCGGCTGCTGCCGCTGCTCGGGGTTGGGCTGCGGGTCACCGGCCGGCAGGTTCGCGGCGCGCAGTGCGCGGAGCCGCGCCTCTCGCTGGTTGGCCTGGTCGATCTGGGCGGCCACGGTATCGGCGCGCTGCATCAGCTCGGCGACGTCGCCGTCGTAGGTCTCGTCCTGGAGCAGGCGCATGATCTCGTCGCGCTGCTCGGTGAGGGTGGGTGCCGTGGGCATCGTGTCCTCCTCGGTCGTGGGGCGGGCTCGCAGCGCCGCCCAGATGTCTGGGGGTCTGCGCCCGTCTTTCACGGCCGGTGGGTCGCGCCCGGCATGCCTGTGGCTTTTACGTCCGGTACAGGCGGCCCGGATCAGTTGGGTGGAGAGTAGATCGATTCGGCAAGTGCTTGTCGGGGAGGTGTGTCGGTCGCGTCAGACGAGACGCAGGAGAGCAGCCCGACGGCGGCGGTCGTCCATGCGGCGGGTGTCCTCGGCCTTGGCCGGCGGGGCGTCGAGGGTGGGGGCGTCGACCTGCTCGTACAGGTCGCCCAGGGCGCTGCGTACCGTCTTCAGCTTGGAGCCTGGGACGGCGGCCATGCGGGCGGTGATCTGGGAGACCTCCACCAGGCGGGCGCCCTTGATGTTCGCGAGGGTAGCCTCGCGGTCCTCGTCGGACATCTGACTGAGCTTTTCCCAGTCGGGCAGGTCGGTCCGGACGAAGCCCACGGACAGCTCGGACGCGCTGCCGCTACGGGCCATGGTGCGGGCGTCGCGTCCTGCGGCGGTGTCGTCGTACCGGCCGCTGATGTATAGCCCGTCGTCACGCTCCTCCGCGCTGAACGTGCCCACGGGCTGGTACGGGGAGTGCATGAACAGCAGGGCGTAGTTCCCCTTGAGGCCCTTGCGGAACGACTTGGGGTGGAACGTGGTGCCGTAGGAGTCGACGACCCCGTACCGGCAGGCGAGGCCCTCGAACGTCCCGTCGCCACCGTCGTCGACCCGCCACGAGATTTCCTCCAGGGACCGGAACTCCAACTCGCTCATCGCTGCTGCTCCTTCGTCTTGTGCTCGGCGTACACCTCGGC